AAAAAAAAAAAAGCATTTATTTTCTGGATATTGTAAGATTTATATTTACTTTTTTAGAGAGAAGGTTTTGAATTTCAGAGCTTGAAAAAGAAAAACCGAGCGGAAACTCGGCTTCACACAAAAACGCTTAGACCAATTAAGTTAGTGGAGCAAGTCTGCTCAGTCAATATTTTTCAAGTTAATTTTTTAATAAAGCTTAAACGGAGCCCGTAATAGTTTCACATACAAGGCGGCCTTCGGTTGTGAGAGCGTTATTCAACGACGCAGAGGTCTTGCTAAGCTTCTAAAGCCGCAAGATACACGGACCCTTTCCTGGGAGTGGATGATTGATTCGGTGAATCAGCACGCCACAAACTCTCACGATAATTAGTGCTTACTTAGTAAGCATGAAAAGCGAACTAATGGGCGAACTATGTCCAATCAACGACGTCCGAATAAATCCAAATCAAGTACAAAAAACAATTAACAAAAGGATAAGCAACATATGATTGAAACGGAAAATCAAAAACTAATCAGACAGAATAAGCAATACAGAGAAAAAATTGCTTTCCTAGAAAATGAAATTAAATCTCTCTCTCTCTCTCTTTCTGAATGTCGCTCGAAGTTACTGAATTTGCAATCTAATGAAAAGTTGCAAACTATAAAGCAACCTATTAGTTGCGAAGGAACAAAGAGCAATGAAGCAATTCAGTTAGACTTTAATGTTCCTAATTTTCTGCAAGGAAAAGTTAGCAACGAATTTTTGAGAGAGATAATGATTAAGAAAAAATTATCGATCCAGGCAATGGAGGCCTCACTTGAATCTCTCTCCTATAATCTAAAGAATAAAATAGATGAACCAAAGGGCTCTCTGGAATATTTCATTGAAGTAATGATAAAAGAGAAGGTTGGTTTCACGAGCTATAAGTATTTACTTTACTTAGATGCCTGCAGGTCGGGGGATAAAACTAAAGTCGCTATAGATTCTGGAATTGAACATGAGCAAAAGATAAAGTTAGAAGCTGCAAAAGCAGAGAAATATTATGAAGAGTTTGAGAATATTCGAAAAAAAGATCCAGAATTTATAAAGCAATTTATTCCTAAGTATTGTGAATTAGGCTTTTTCTCTTACGAGAAGCAGGGTTCCCCATCCTATAATGATTGGGTGCTAAACTGGGTAAGCTCTTTATAAAAAATTGTAATTATTTTTAAGTTTATTTTGCTTAAATAATATATTAGACCAAGGTCTATGAAAATAGAAATAAAAAACAAACGAGCATTACTTTTAAACTCACCTGATACAAACCTAAGACTCTACATAGTGAGAGAAGCTATTATGGGCATCAAAAAACACTATGATCAGCCTCACGATAAATTTGTAGCTCTTGTGGATAATGTAATTGGGGATTTTTTAAACGAGTCTCTTGATATTTTCGAAAGAGACTTTATCGAATTGCAAGATGAGAATGACTATCTTAAACAAAAACTAAAGCATTAAATTAATATGAATAATAATAATGAATTTAGCATAGAGCAATTTGAAAAGTCTTTGAATAAGTACAGAAAAAAGGAATTAGATGATTCACGGAATTGTACTAATATTAATTATTTATTTTGTGGATATGAAAACGAATTAGAAAAAAACTTTGACAACATAAGATGTTTTGACGGCTGCGATATAGACGAAAATGGAAAAAAATATGAAACTCCAAAAAATTTATCTATTTTAATATTAAAATCTACCTATCTAAATAAACTGCGTGATTATTTTGATTCTTTAGAATTTATGTTTAGCATTCTGGAAAGCCCTATAGAAAAAGCTATGCTATCTGCTTTAATGATTATTGGATATGACTTTGCTACTACTGTTTCTGCAAGATATGGGAGACCTAAAGCAACTGGTTTTCTAAAAGATTATAAATGGGAAGTTGGTGACAAATTTCACTCTGAATATCAATGCAACATTTTAATTGAACCACAGTTTCAAATTGAAAATTACAGAGTTGACTTTCTTTTGACTTATGAAAAAGAAAACAAACTAAGCAGACTTATTATTGAATGCGACGGTCACGAGTTCCACGAGAAAACAAAAGAGCAAGCTGCTAGGGATAAAAAAAGAGAAAGATTTTTGCAAGATTGTGGTTATAAAATCCACAGATATTCAGGTTCAGAAATATTCAAAGATGTTTTTGAAGCAGCTAATGAGGCTTTAAAAAGTTTAACAAAGTAAGTCCCATGCAAATTAAGAAGCTCGGAAAAACCATTCTCGCTATAAAGAACGTTAACACCAACAAGGTGTCACTTATCGAATATAGAACCTACGATATGGCTCTTGCTGCAATTGAAACGTATTGCCTTCCAGACGGAAAATAAAAAGAAATTAACAAAAAGGCTTCACTCTTAAATAGTTTTTTTGCGAATAACGAACTTTTCGAAAATGTTGTGGAAGAGGAGTAAGAAGATGGAAAAAAAACCAACTTGTAGATTAATAGGGACTGACGGCAATGTATTTTCTATTATTGGAAATGTTGTTAAGACATTAAAAAAACACAATTTTATTCATGAAAGTAAAGAATTTCAAGAGCGGGCTTTTGGGGCAAAAAGCTACGAAGAAGTTCTTACTCTTATCCATGAATATGTTGATGTAGAATAAAAATAAGGGGAAAAAATGAAAATTAAAATGTACGATTAAAGAAAGAGAGAACTCGATTAAAACGAGCGAATCTATGATTGATTCTTGTTATTATTTAATCGAACATTGGGAAAAAACATTAAATGGTGCAAAGAAAGAATTAGAAAAATTATGTACACAAAACTCGGGAAAACAATCCTCGCAATCAAAGATATTGAAACTAATAAAGTAACAATGCTTGATTTTTGCGACATGACTTCAGCTCTAGAATATCAAAAAGCTATTGAAGAAAAACAGAATACTGGCCTTATGTTCTTTTTCTCGGAAAAGACTGAACGTGGGCCTCAACGAAAAAAATGGGGATACGCTATCAAAGAAGACTAATTTCCACTTGCAACCAAAACCTCTCCTCGCCAACAGGCCCTGAAAGCCTTCTGCTTCCATCATGACTCTCTATCAAGTTGTCAGACCCTAACACACCGCTCGCCTCAAGTGCATCCTCTACAACTTGGTATAAATTGCTGAGGTCAGCGATCCTTCTGCTTCTCTCGTTTTTCTTGGTGTAAAAAAGAGAGTGAGGAAAAACAAAAACCATTTTTGCGTTGACGTAAGATTCGATTTTCTTTCCATTGAAGTTCTCCCTGAAAACTCTTTCTAGGTATTTCTTCCCCTCAACCACATCATCGTTCGACGCAATGAACCGAGCACCGGTTCTTCGATTTAATCTAATATTTTTAGAGTTTTTTAGGATGAAATGTCTTTCGACCTCGACCTCTATTTTAAAAATAATTGCTTTATTCATGATCAAGACCTAAGCGTTTTTTTGCTATCTTGAAATATGTCTCATCTTTTTCGATGCCTATGAATTTTCGATTGAGATTTTTACATGCGACTCCAGTGGAACCAGATCCCATAAACGGATCCAAAACGGTTTGGCCTGTAGTAGTCCAAGTTTTTATATGATCTTGCGCTAATTGAATGGGAAAAACCGCAGGATGGCCAGTTTTGTTATTCTTATCTGGCGCAATATTCCAAATATTATATCGGGCCCCAAACTCTTTTACTTTTTTAGATTTTTGAATTTCTGTTAGTTTTTTAGTCAAGCCGTTTTTTTGCCTTTCAGTGCCATGTATTTGTCTACCTGCCCATAGATTTTTACGATCTTTTATTAAGTTTGCTTTTCGACGAAATCCATTACTAAAAACAAACATATATTCAAATGATTGAATGTATCTATTTTTATGTTGATAAGGACTTATTTTTTGCCAAATCATCGTATCATGTAGATTAAAACCAAAATCTTTAAAATATAAAGCTTGTTTAAAACTGCTTCCTGACTCGGAACCTTTAATTATAGAGTCGTTGACAATCCATACAATAATGCCACAATCGGAAATCAGCCGTTTTAACTCGTGGACCACGCTCTTAAATATCCCAAAATTCCATTCATAAGATTTATTGTATTCTCTCAAATCATCATAAGGAGGGGATGTTACTACTAAATCAATGCTTTGATCCTTAATCTCTTTCATTCGTTCTAGGCAGTCGCCAAGCCATAATTCAATCATGTTTAACTCTTTTTGTGTAAATTGCTATTTTGCTAATAATTAAATTGTTCGCTGATTTTTTTGATAGCACAATATTTAAATGGACATGCAAGACTACATTACTCAATGCAATCGGCTTCTCGAAAAATTCTCTTCGCAATCCTACACTCAACAATATCTTAATTACTGTTGGATACTTTGGAAAAAGTTAGACGCTCAAGATCTTAAAGAGCTAGTTGATAAAATGATAGAAGAAAACCGTTGTCTCTGTTTATCAATCGAAAGCTCTAAAATATGGAATAAGAAATTAAAGTCTCTCTCTCTAGAAAAAAGGGAAGAGGCTCACGGGTATGAAACATTAATGAAGAAATATAAAGCGAAAACTCTTTTTGAGCTTATTGAGCTCATGAAAAACAAGAACGAATTGAAGTCATGAACCTTTTATATATACTCTCGCTAGCTGCTACAATTGCAAGAGAGATTGTTAGAAAAGGGTATTCCATTGGCTGGGAGCTCCATGAGTTTATTAGGGGTATTTTGCTGGGAGTTATCATTTTTTTGATAAAACTTGTTTACATTTGAAAAGAAAAAAAGAAAAGTAAAGGCACCTAAAGTTACAAGCTTTAGGACCTCGACTGAACACATACCTACACTATGATATCCAATCTACTGCCTTACTTGAAGGCTCTAATAAGATAAAAAATAGTGCAAGTAAAATGTTTTTTTGAAGTCTTGAAAATTAATTTTAGGTCATGAGTTATTTCTGGACCCTGAAATAGTTGAGAGCGATAGGCATGGCCCCACAGCGATGATACACGTAAGACGTGACCATGACTTGGAACCGAGGGAATAAGGACCAAGGGGAAGGCCAGCGATAACATCAAGACATTATGAGCCTAAATCAAAAAATAGGAGGCTCTGATAGGGACTGAGCGTTTAAACTTCTGGGTTTGAAAATGTAAAGTCATGCGTTTACTTATGTGAAAAAAAGCATAGGTAAACGTGTTAGTTCATGGGATAGGGACCTCACGTTTTTCATCGGGTTTGAATATGCAAATGCTAAATGATTGACATTAGACATACGTCTAAGATCCAATTTTATTTGGAGGTCCGCATGTTCGAATGTTTCAACAAAAAGAAAGATCTTTTACGATCCGATGTCACGGCAACAAATCAAAAGCTTCTTTGGTGTCCTTTCGCTCTTAGGCAAAAAGAAGAAATGAAAACCAACGGAACTTATCCAAAGAACTACCCTCAAGGTGCGGTCGTGCATTTCACCGCAGGACGTGACGAGACCGAGAAAGATGCTATCGGAACTCTCGACTATGGACGCAAACAAGGTTACTCGTTTTTTGTGATCGGACCTACAGGAGTCGCTTATCAAGCTTCACCGTTGAACCGTTGGGGATCGCATGCTGGTGAGAGTGCATGGCCAGTGCTTGGCAATAGTGTATCGACAAAGCTTGTCGGCATTGAGGTATGCAATGCAGGCAAGCTAGAAAAATGTGAGTCTGGATTTAAGTCTTGGTTTGGAAAAATCTATAAACTTGATGAAGTAAGAATTATTAACGATAGTACTGACAACATACTGCGAGGAGTTTACAAAAAGTTTACTCAAGCTCAAGAAGAAAGTCTCATTGGGCTTATTCTTTGGCTCAAGAAAAACAATCCCGAAGTTTTTAACTTAGAATACGTGTTAGGTCACGATGAGGTGGCAGGTCCAAAAGGCATCGGACGATGGAGAAAGTCCGATCCTGGCGGCTCTCTGTCTTGTACTATGACCGAGTTTAGAAAAAAGCTTAGCGATGAATATAAGATTTATCAGAAGAGTTTTACAATTTTATGATCATCCATAAATCAATCCAATGTCTCAGTGATCATGAGAGAGAAATCTTTCTTTTATTAATTAAAAATAAGACTAATAAAGAAATAGCAAAGGAAATAAAGCACACTGTTAAAACAGTGAAATATTACCTCACTTCTATTTATAAAAAGTTAGGTGTAAAGTCGAGATATGGAGCACTCTTCTTCGCAGTAAAGAATGGACTTCTCACTCCGAAAAATATTTCAAGTTAACACAAAATTAACTTTACACTTATTGGACCTCGGTCTAATTTGGTTTTGTCTTCCAAGGCCCATCGGCTTCTGAGCGTTGCTTCTTTCCGATGGGCTCCCATTATTCTGAAAAATAAACCAAAAAACAAACGAGGATTTTATGACTTTCGATGAGAAATTAAGAATTGCTCAAGAGACTATTTCAGCACTTGAACATGAACTTTTGAAAAAAGATGATTATGTTAAAAAAATACTTTTAGATAAAGATAAAGTTGAGCTTAGAAATTTGCAGTTATGCTCTAAGATCGAAGTCTATCAAGATGTCGTTGAGAGCCTCATAAAAGAAGTACGAGGTGATAGATGAGCCAATTGCAAACAACAACTCAAAACAAATATGAATTAGCTTTGATTCAAGGCGATTTATCTAAACTTACTTCGGAAGAAAAAATAAGTTATTACAATCAGGTTTGTGAAAGTCTTGGTTTAAACAATCTCACAAAACCTTTTGAATATATGAGGCTCAATGGACGTGAAGTTTTATATGCCACAAAAAACGCCTGTGAACAACTAAGGCAAGTTCATAAAATCGGAGTAACAATAACTAGCAGAAGTAAAGTTGATGATATTTATTTAGTTACGGCAAAAGCAAAAATAGGAGATAGGGAAGATGAGTCAATAGGAGCCGTTTCAATTGCAGGCTTAAAAGGCGAAGGTCTTGCGAATGCAATCATGAAAGCAGAGACAAAAGCAAAGAGAAGAGTAACACTGTCAATTTGTTCGCTAGGAATGTTAGATGAGACTGAAGTAGAAACGATAAAAGATGCAGTAAAAATTGAAGAGCCAAAACGAATTGAGCCAAAGCCAAAAGAAATTGACGAGACAATAATCGCAACTCAAAAGCAAAAAGAGCAAGAAGCGCAAGCAGAGCGCGAATTAAAATTAAATATATGGTCGCAAATTAAACGTGAGAATGAAAAAACAAATCTTGATTTGAATAAATTTGTTTTTTCTTTGTTTGGATTAGAATTTAAAGATCTCACTCCAAATCAATTTGATGTAGTTCTAACTGAACTTAAAAAACTAGGCGGTAAAAATGTCTAATCTTCCCTCTCTTTTCTCGATACAATCCGAATTAGTCTCTCTCTCTAATCAACTTGACGCCTGCCTCTCTGAGGGCCTTGAAATCCCTGTAGAGCTTGAAGAGGCCATGAGTAACGCTCTATTCGCTGAGGGCAAGAAGATCGCTGGATGCTGCGCCTACTTTGACTCTGTAGATAAAGAGCTGGAGCTTGCCGAGCTGCAAGTTTCAAAACTCAGAGAGTATAAAAAGCAAATAGAGAAAAGGCGTGATGCAATCTTAGGCGTTGCTAAAAAGGCTATGATTGCACGAGGTCTTAAGTCGCTAGATGGAGACATGGGAAGAAAGATCACAATAAGGCGAAGCACTGTTGTTGATTGTCAGGCAACTGTCGATGAGCTGCCTTTTGAGTATCTTAGATGCAAGTATGAGATTGACAAAGCTGAGATAAAAAAAGCTCTGCAATCGGGAAAGGACGTTGTCGGGTGTAGCTTGAAAGAAAATGAAACAGTGGGTTGGAAGTAATGGAAGTGCAGAAAAAAGTCTATGTGAATATCGAGAGAAGAATTTACGAAAGTCTCATTGATGATAGATGCTATCTAGAAGCTGTTGAGAAGATTCTAAGTGAGGAAATAAAGAAAAAAGAATTTGAGATAATTGAACTTTATGAAGAAAAATTGAAGCTCTATAAAAAAATATAAACCAAAAAGGAGAAGAGAATGGAAAATGAATTATCAGAATATAAAATTATTCGAACTTACTCGGCGGGAGTATTTTTTGCAAAAATAGAAAGTAGAAACGGAAAAGAAGGAGTATTAATTGACGCTAGACGAATTTGGTATTGGAAAGGCGCTGCGAGTTTGTCAGAGCTAGCTGTTAGAGGAACAAATGATCCGCTTAACTGCAAATTCCCAATTGCCGTTAAAAAAATTGTTGTAACTGAAATAATTGAGATTTTAGATGTTACGATGTTGGCAGAGGCGTCGATAAAAGGGGTTCCAGAATGGGAAGCTTAAACTCTGGCGATGGCTATGGCTATGGCGATGGCTATGGCGATGGCTCTGGCTCTGGCTCTGGCGATGGCTATGGCTATGGCTCTGGCGATGGCGATGGCGATGGCTCTGGCTCTGGCTATGGCTCTGGATATGGCTATGGCTATGGCGATGGCTCTGGCTCTGGCTCTGGCTCTGGCTCTGGCTCTGGCTCTGGCGATGGCTCTGGCTCTGGCTATGGCTCTGGATATGTCTTATAATTTAGTATGAGATCAATAAAAAAGGAGAACAAAATGAAAAGTGAAACACAAAACGAAACTGTATTAGCTCACGAACTATGCCCAGTAGATGCGTATGAGACTGAGGAGCAAAAAACTAAGCGAAGAGTTCCAAAGTATTATTTGATTCATAAATCTAACGGAAATTCAGAATCATTAAAATTATTAATGTATCAAGATAAAAAAAAGTTGAAAGAATATCTTGAGAATAATGAATTTGAAAAATTTGAATTAGATCCAATTTTGATTTTAGGCCATGAAGTTCCAATCACTTTTAATAAAATCGTGAAGGTAGATTTTTAATATGGCATTCAAGGTCCCAGAAAAATATAGAGTCATGTGTGGTTTAATGAAAAGCGACGCATCGTATGGATCTAATGGGTTTTTTTCATTTAAAAAAAATGGAATAAATTATTTTATCCAGGCTTCAGATGGTGGAGGTTGGGAACATGTTTCTGTTTCCTTGTCAGTGAAAAGAACTCCAGATTGGGATGAGATGTGCATGATCAAAGATATTTTCTGGGACGATGATGATACAGTCATCCAATACCATCCAAAAAAAAGTGCATACGTAAATACTCATCCTTATGTACTTCATCTTTGGAAAAAATCTAATACCGATTATGAGCTGCCGCCGAGTGATTTCGTATGAACCTTACAACAAAAAACAAACTTATTTTAACAGCCCTGCTAATCTATCTTTCGATGTTAGTGGGGCACTGTTACCAGACTTGCAAAGTGATTGAGTCAAGAATCGAAGAATCAAAATAGTTACTTCTTCTTTTTCTTTTCTAAAAGATCCTCTAAGTCAGTCATCATTTCCAGCAAAGTTCTTCTTGCAAATTCGCTAATTCTTGCATTCTTATTGTACTTCAATAGATCTTTTTTTAACCTCATCCAACGGTCAAAATCACTTTTCTTAAAGCAAATACCAATGGGATATCTTATAGTTTCAACTTCTTTTGAGACTTCATCTAATAAATTGTATTGCATATTTAAAATAAACTAATTTTAATTCTATTATGCAATAACAATCGGAGGGATTTTGAAAATAGGAATCATAGGTCACGGAATGGTAGGATCAACACTCAGTCAATGGCTAACAGTAAATACTCATCATGAAATTAAAATCAGAGACACAAAGAAAGAAAAGCAAGATTCATTTGATGACATTCAAGCAAGCTTTATCTGCATCCCAATCAATAACTCTTATGGTGATCAGGATCATTCACAACTTCAAGACGCAATAACTTTCTCAAGATTTTATACTGATAAAGTTTTTATAAGGTCAACTGTTCTTCCTGGCACTAACGATAAGCTTAAGACAATCTCAATGCCTGAATTCTTTACCGCTAGGACCTGCCATGAAGACATGAAGAAACTTCCAATTATTTGTGGTGATACGGAGCTAGACTTTATTAAAGAAATATTCCCTGAAAAAGAAATTATCATGATGAAGAACAAAGAATGTGAACTCGCAAAGTATTGTCACAATCTTTTTGGAGCAATGAAGGTCACTTATTTTAATATGGTCTATAAACTTGCAGAGGAAAACGAATGCTCTTTTGATCAAATAAAACATGCGATGTTTCAAACAGGCTTCATTGAAAAAACTCACACTCAAGTTCCTGGTCCCGATGGGCAATTTGGATTTGGAGGCGCTTGCTTTCCTGATAACATTGAGACTTTTGCTTACTACTTAAGATCAAACAAGTTTAGTTTTGAGCATTACTTTTTTAATAGCATAAAAAATCTGAACAAAATCTATAGAAATAAAATAACTATAGGTGATCTATGAATATCTTATTGACTGGTTGCTTTGGCTTTATTGGTTCCAATGTTTGCTCTGATCTTTTAAATAATAAACACAAGGTCCTCGGCATTGATAATCTTTCTAATCCTTCAATCTTGCCAACTGAGAGAATTAAAAGTCTTGCAGGTGATAACTGGAAAAACTTTTCATTTCAAAAAGGAGACATCCAAGACATTGAGTTCTTAAAAAACTTAGCAAGACAATATCCATTTGACATTATCATTCATCTTGCAGCAATCGGATCGGTTCCGAGATCTTTTAAAGAACCTGATATTTATATTACCAATAATGAGTTAGGTTTTTATAACATCATTTTATTGTCTTCTCTCTTTAATATAAAAAGAATTTGCTTTGCTTCTTCGAGTTCCGTTTATGGTGATTCAACTTTAAAGTTAAAAATTGAGGGTGAGGAAGGAAGTCCGACAAGTCCTTATGCTCTTTCAAAAAAGCATAACGAAGCTTTGGCGAATATTCTTTTGCCAAAACTAGACATTAGTTTTACTGGATTGCGATTTTTTAATGTATTCGGACCTGGTCAAAGGTTTGATTCGGATTACAGCGCAGTCATACCAAAGTTTATAAATCAAGATGTGATCAAAATAAATGGCGATGGGAAAATAGTTCGAGACTTTACTTTTGTGAGTGACGTTTCAAAAGTTATTGATCAGGTGATAAACTCTAAAGACAAAAATCTTATTTTAAACGTAGGAAAAGGAAAAGGCCATACATTAAACGAACTAGCTAGACTTATAGGCCCTGAAAAAGAAGTGATCTACAATAAGCCTCGTATAGGTGACTCGCCTTACTCGGTGGCATCTATTGATAAATTAAAACATCATTTAAACTATATTCCCGAAACTGATATGATTGAGGCTATCAGGTTAACAAAATTGTTTTACAAAGCACTGAGGTGATCTATGGCAGTAGAACGGGATGAATATGGAAGACTTAAAAAAGGAGTTTCTTTAAACCCAAAGACTCAATTTAAAAAAGGGCAGAAGCCTCCGCCTACCTCAGGAAGAAAACCGACAAGTCCAGAAATGAAAGCTGCTAGGCAAATAAACAGAGCTGTTATCGAAGAGATTTTGAATCATTATTGTTATATGTCAGTCTTAGAACTTTCTAATGTAATCAAAGATACAAGCCGAGAAACGATTGACGTATTAGTCGCAAGAATTTTATTTGAAGCTATAAAAAAAGGGGATCAAGTAAGACTCTCTTTTGTTCTAGATCGACTTCTTGGGAAACCAAAAGAGTCGGTAGATCTAAATGTCACTGGTTCTTTTCATTCGCAGGTAGTTGACATGATACACAACTTGAATAATGCTAAAGAACAAAAGGAGGGATAAAATGGCAAAAGCAAAAAAACCTATGGCAAAAAAAGCCGCTGCGAAAAAACCAATGGCAAAAAAACCAATGGCAAAAAAAAATGCAGCTGCACCTGTAGCACCAAAAGAATGTAAAAAGAAATAAATGCATAGATTAAAAGATCCTTTGTGGCGCCTTACAAATCTTTATAAGATCATAAATAAGGACGGCCAGAAGGTTCTTTTTAAACCAAATAAAATTCAAGAACTGGTCAACCAATCAAGTAACAAACGAAAAATTGCTTTAAAATCTAGACAAATCGGCTTTTCTACCAACGAAATTTTAAAGCAATTTGATTTCACAATCTTTAATAAAAATATCACCTCTGTTATCCTTGCCCATGAAAACGATGCAATCGAAAAACTATTTAGGATTGTCTTAAGGGCTTACAACTTCATGCCTGAAAAACTAAAACCAAAAATTGACAGAGGCGGAGGCTCTAAAAATGAACTCTATTTCCCAGAAATTAATTCTCGTATTTATTGTGATCTTGAATCTCGTGGCGATACTATTCAATGGCTGCATGTTTCTGAAGCTGCTTTCATGCGTGACTCAGTAAAACTTAAATCGACTCTTCAAGCAGTTCCTCTCAATGGACAAATCACAATCGAATCGACACCAAATGGACTTGGCAATTACTTCTATGAACTATGGAATGATCCTGAGCAAAACTATAAGAAGTATTTTTTCCCTTGGTTTATGTTTGATGATTATAAAATTGAAACAAAAGAGGCCCTAACTCTCTCGGATGAGGAAAGAGAGTTAGGGAAAATGGCTACTAAGAATTACAATATTAAACTATCAAGCGAACAAATTCTATTCCGAAGGTTAAAAAAAATAGAATTAAAACAATACTCCGAGGACGTGAAAGTTCCATTTGAACAAGAATATCCTGAGGATGACGTGTCGTGTTTTATTTCTTCTGGAAATTCTGTCATTGATGCAATGATAGTCAAAGAGCATATCGACACGGCTAAGCCAGTACTATCGTCCAGGAATGGCTTTAAAATCTATCAGCACTTTAATAAATTCTCTCGCTACTGCATAGGTTGCGACACTGCAGAGGGGACTGGTAAGGACTTTAGTGTAGCAGTAGTAATGGATATGAAACAAAAAGAAGTTGTAGCGACATTTCGATGTCACTTAAAAGCTCACGACTTTGCAGAAAAAATATTTGAACTTGCTCAAATGTATTCCAAAGAAGATGAATGGCCTATCCTAGCAGTCGAAAGAAATAATCACGGACATGCGGTTTTGCAATGGCTTGATAAAACGCTCAACTATCCAAATCTTTTTGTTGATACTGACAACAAATTAGGCTGGCTCACTTCAATGGTATCAAGGCCTATTATGATTAATTCGTTTATAACTGCAATTGAAACAAAATTTGTAATTGTAAATGACCTAACGATACTTAATGAATGTCTCACTCTCATAAACAAAAATGGAAAGATTGAGGCCGTTCAATCCAAGCACGATGACTGCATCATGGCGACCGCTATCGCTCTTCAAATGATCACTCGCTACGGAAACACTGATCTTTACGATGATTTGACGTCAAAAATTCTACTCTAAAACAATTCAGACCAAATTAATTCAAAGCGTTAACGCTATGTGATGATATACTAAAGAAGAGATTTTAATTTTTTATAATTAATCTTTTTAAAAAAGGAATATCAATGGATGAAATAGCGCCTCAATCTGAGTCGAAGCTTAACCTTTTGTATGAAACCTATATTGGAACCGCAGAAAATACCTTCGACAAGTCTCCACTTCTGCAAGACTTCGATCCATTCAATCCCGATGATTTGTGGCAAAAGACAGGTGATTATTCTATCTATGAAGACATGCTCAAAGATGATCAAATTTCCATTTGCATGCAGCTCAAAAAAGATTTGATCATTGGATCGGGTTTTAACTTTATCAAAACCGATGAAGAGCAAGATGAAATAGAAGACTTTTTAGAAGACACTTTCAACAATGATGTTGAATCACTTTTTATTGATTCAATTGAAGAAATGACTACAGCTTACGACTTCGGTTTTTCGATATCGGAGAAAGTATTTAAACAAAGAGAAGACAATTATCTCACCTTAAAATATTTGAAAACCAGACATCCTCAAACTTGGCTCTTTTATAAAGATGACAAGGGCAATATTTCTAAACTCATTCAAAGATCCTGTAAGGGTGACATTGAAATAGATCAAAAATCAGTGATCAAATATATCAATGCTCCGAAGTTTGGGAACTTTTACGGACAATCTGATTTAAGGGCAGCTTATGCAGCTTGGTTTGCAAAGAGACAAGTTATTCGATACTACGCAATCTTTCTTGAAAAAGCGGCCTCTCCTACACCTGTAGGGAGATACGATAAGTCAGCACCTAAAAAAGCAATCACAGACTTATTTAACATACTTAAAAACTTTCAAACGAAAACCGCAATCACTATACCTAAAGACATTGAAGTAGACTTCCTAGAAACTTCTAACACTGGTGAGGCGTATTCAAAAGCTATTAATATATTTAATATGTTTATAGGACGTGCTTTATTTATTCCGGACCTGTTAGGTGTATCCGGAAGCGAAACTGGTGGAGGCTCTTACTCTCTTGGAAAAGAACAAATAGCGATCTTTATGCTTCACATCTTGCGAAGAAGAAACAAGCTTGAAATGCTTATCAATAACGAAATTATAAAACCGATTGTGCTATTTAATTTTGGCGACGTTGACTTTCCAAAGTTTAAATTTAAAGCCATTGAAGACGACAAAGCTTTTGAGCTTGCGAAAGTTTGGCTTGATGCAGTTAAAGGAAATGTGTTTAAAGCTAACGATGATGAGATAAATCATTTCAGAAAACTTGTTAAGTTTCCAGAAGGTGAAGTTTTATTTCAAACGCCTGCTAGTCCGTTTCAAGTTCCACAAGACAAAAATCCTGTTACAAGTCCAGTCGCACCTCAAGAAAAAGAATTGCCTGAAAACGAACCCGAAGAAAAGAGTGAAGAAAAGCTTGAGGATAACTCTACTCAAACAAACAAGGACAAAAAAAACATAGAAACGAAAAACAATTTTGCTTATCCCCAAGCCGTTGGTGATTATCATAAGAAAGTAAATTTCAAGCAATTAAAAAATAAACTAAATGACTATGATGATTCATTGGTGAACCAAGCAAAATCATTAATCAAAAAAATCTATGCAGACTTCTTTGATCAGCTGCAAAAGAAAAAAGTTGTCACTAAGCAAGACGTGGAAGTGATCGACGAAATTAAACTCAAAGGCCTTAAAGATCTCAAGCAGCTTTTAAAACAGTCGCAAATGGATCTTTATAAAGATGCACAAACTCAAGCAATGACAGAGCTAGATAAGTCTAACTTTGCTCAGCCCACGACTTCAGAAGAGTTTTTGGAGCTCCTAGAAAGCGAAAACTATAACTTCATTGGTGACTGGCAATACAATCTTAAGAAAAAAGCCCGCATTGAAGTGATCTCGGCAATTAAGGACGGTCGTCCTATATCGACAGTGATTGATATTCTAGACATTGACGGCAAGAAACTATCAGAAGTTCAACTAGAGCGCTACGCAAGAACAAAACACACTGAGGTTATGAACCGAGGGCGAGTGAAAGCATTCGAAGAAAGCGGAGTCGTGGAGGCTTATCAGTACAGTGCGATAATGGACGAAAGAACAACTGACATTTGCGCAGCTTTGCATAATAAGATTTTTCAAAAAGGCACTGAGCCAGTTCCCCCAATGCATTTCAATGCTTTAATAAATGGATCTTTGATTACAACAAAAGAAGGTTTTAAGAAAATTGAAGACATTAAAATTAATGATTATGTTTTAACTCATAAAAATAAATTTCAAAAAGTTTATGATGTAATGTCTAAGTTTGAAGACAAAGAATTCTATGAAATTATTTTAGATAATGGTTTAGTTTTAAATATAACAGGTGAGCATCCTGTTTTAACTAATAGAGGATGGATAAGAGTAGATAAACTAATGTTTTCAGATAACATCATTTGCGACAAGGATATCATGAATGTACTCTAAACAGACTTGTCTATTCCAAATATATATGACCTTATATCCTAGTTCATTCAACCTCAATGTTCTTATTTTTATTCTCTTTTTTTTATTTTTTATTTTTTTATCTGAGCTAATTTCTAAACAAATGTTAAAATCAGTAATAAAAAAATCAATAATATATTTATCAAAAAGCTTTTGCTCTTCAAAATTTATATTTAGTCTTTTTAAAATTAAATATGTTTTTCTTTCTGAAGCTGTTGGATTGTTTTTAAATCTTTCAGCATGCTTTGTATTAGCTTTTATTAGATTCAATTTATTTTTTGTTGGATTGTTTTTTTTCATTCTCAAGCTATGCATAAGAGCCCAGTCAGATTTATTTTTTCTTAATCCAAAAGCCCAATGGTTTTCTTTACTGCATTTTCCATTTTCAATTACAATTGCTCTGGCTTCTTTTGGATTTCTTAATTTTAAATTTAATCTTTTAGAATTTTTTTGGAACGTGTCTCTTGAAATTCCGCACCTTTCGCTTAAAGATAAAATTGTTTCTTTTCTTTGTAGGTGCAAAATATTTATTACATCTTTAAAAGGCATTTTAAAATATGATTCTATTGCGTCTAATCCAGCTCTTGTTATTTTTCGCATAATTGAAATTAAGAAAATGGGTGTGTCATGGCAAGTATAAAATCAATTATTAAAAAACAAATAAAAGAAGAAACATTATGGAATATAGCTGTAGAAAATGATGAATCATATATTGCGAATAATATTGTAGTTCACAATTGCAGGTCAACTCTTATCCCAATAACAAAATATGAAAAATATAAACCTACAGAAACAATTCGTGGACAAGATCCTCAGACTTTCATCGAAGAAAATAAAGGCGATGGGTTTTCAACAAAGTGATTAGGAGATAAAATGGAAACATATGATATTCAAGGAGTAGAGATATTTTCAGTTGGCACTTGGAATGGAGACACTTACACACTAGACGATCTTAAAGAGCTAGTTGATTCTTTTGAGGCTACTAAGACAACATTACCTCCATATTTAAAACTAGGTCATAACGAAGGACAAGCTCTTGCTCAAGCCGACGGAATGCCAGCAATCGGATGGATTAAGAATCTTTACATCCTAGGTGAAAAACTCGTAGCTGATTTTTCTGATATTCCAAAAAAGATTTATGAGCTTATTGCTGCAAAGGCTTATCGAAAAGTTTCGGCCGAAATTTATTTCAATCTAGAAATTGCAGACCAGAAATTTAACAAGCTTCTCTCAGCTTGCAGCCTTTTAGGTGCGGATACTCCTGCTGTGATGAATCTCAGTGACGTAATTGCTTACTACAAATCGCTAGGTGAAAACGCACCTAGGATTTATAATGAATGTATTAAAGATATTGAATTAAAAATATACGATAGAAAGGAATCTATGAAAACAGAGTTAGAAATAAAACTGGAAGAAGAAGCCGCTCAAGCCAAGCTTGATCTTGAAGCTAAAGAACAAGAGTTAAAAAAATTCTCTCTTGATCTTGAAGCTAAAGATAAAGAACTTGAAGCACTCAAGCTATTTAAAATTGAGGCAGAGAAAAAAGAAATTGAACTTCAAGCAAAAGCAAAACTTGCTAAAGATGAAGCTTTCTTTACTGCTTTAGTATCAGAAAAGCTTGCTTGTCCTTCAATGAAAGAAAATGTTCTTCAATTACTTGGTGAAGAGAAGAAGGAATATTCTGTTAAAAAACAAGATAAAGAAATATCCGTTTCAAAAGATGAGTTATTAAAAGAAACTTTATCTTTATTTAAAAAAGCTTTTTCAGTTAACTTTGAAGAGAGTTCTGAAGAAGGTAATAAAGATGCTAAGAATTCAGAGTCAGAAAAAATCACAAAAATAAATGAATATGCAGAAAAAAATAAGGTCTCTTTTGGAGCCGCTGCAAAAGCAATTTTAAAAGAAGTTTAAGAAAGGATAATTATCATGAGTCATATAGCACCAATTTCAATGAAAGTGGCATCAACAATTGCAGCTTACAGAATTGTAACTTGCACAACTGGCACTGCTAGCACTGTAAAAGTGCCAGCTGCAGCGACAGAGCGTCCAATCGGGATCACAAGTGATTCTGTTTTAGATACATCTAGCGCAATACCTGTAGCGTTTTCAGGAATTCAAAAGCTTTACTTTAACGACACAGTTACAAGTGGCGCTTTAGTGGCAAGTGATTCTTCAGGTCGGGGCGTTCCTCACGTTGACACGACTGCGGGATCTTATGTTGTTGGAGTTCTTATCGGAGCTACAGTAGCGGCAACTGGAACAATTGCGGATGTATTAATTGGGCCTCACTTCAAATCTATACCTTGATAAAGAAAGGAATTTAAAATGCCACAAGCTAATCAATTACACGTTAATCAGTTACTTTCGAATGTTTCATTAAAATATTCCAATGCAGAATATATTTGGGATAAAGTTTTTCCAAAAGTTCCCGTAGTTAAAGAAAGCGATCTTTATAGAATTTATGAAAGAAATTTCAGAATTCCTGAAACTAAAAGAGCTTCTAAAGGTGTAGCAAGAGAATTTCAATTTGAAGTTTCTAGTGCTGCATACGTTTTAGAAACTCACGCTTTAAAAGATTATGTAGGCGACGATGAGTCAGACAACTACGATCAAGGATCTCTTGATGTAGACACTACTGAAAACTTGACCGATGCTATTATGCGAAGAATCGAAGATAGCGTTGCCAAACTTTTCACGACTACATCTTGGTCATTGAATGTTAGTTTGACTACTGCATGGACCTCAAACACAGTAACAACTAATCCCATTCCTTATTACGACACCGCAGCATCTACAATTATTGCTAATTCTGGATACGCTCCAAACTACGCAATCCTTCCTAGAGACGGTTTTGTAGCTGTAAAAAATCATGTGTCTGTTCTAGACCGAGTAAAGTACACATCTACAGAAATCAGTCAAAACATGATCGCTTCTCTTATTGGAGTGCCTGAATTACTTGTGCCTAATGCGGTGAAAGACACTTCTGCAGAAGGTGCGACCACAGTTCTTGCTAACTTCTATGGAGACATTTCTTTCATGGGCTGGAAGCCTTCAAGCCCAGGACTTAAGACTCCTTCTTGCGGTTATACATTCATGAAGTCTCAAGCTCCTGTTAGAAAATGGCGAGTTGATGAGCGAAAAGCTAATGCAATTGAGGTCGAATATAAATTCGTTCCAAAAGTTGTAGCATCATTGACAGGTTATTTGATCAAAGGAATAGTATAAGTCACGCACGTCTTTCTCATTATCGGAAGCCTAAGTTTTTTAAAAGCCTAGGCTTCCTTTTTACAAAAGGAAAAATATGTCAGACTTATTCGATGAGCTTAGCTCTTCTAAGAAAAAAAAAGAACAATCTATTGAAGTAGGAACTCCTTTTATTGAGCACAAGAAAAAGCAAGCAAGGATCAAAAAAGAAATTCTTGAGATCATTGAGCTTTTCACAGTGAAAGAAAACAAAGTTTTAAAAATCAAAGTGACTAAACAAAATGTCTTTTCGGAATACATTGGAAATAAAAAAAGAATGGGAAAGCAATTTGAAGTCATGATGAAAAAATGGATTGAAGAAGGAAAGTTCGTTAACGAGTATGAGCTAAAAATACATATTGATTCTTTACGATCAGAAATGAAGTGAGTCTATGGGCCTTTATGCGACAGTATCAAGTCTAGAAACTCTAATGGTCGGAACTCAGTTTGACACTGCAACAACTGCGCTATGCTCTAAACTCATAACTCATGCTGAAAATGAAATTAATAAATATCTTTCTAAAAGATATGATATCGGATCTTTTTATACATCGACTGCCTCAGTGCCACCAATGATCACGACTCTAGCCGAGTCACTCACTGAAGGTTACATGTATCAGAGAATGAGCCGAGGCGGTAAAGAAGCCATGGGGCGAGGAAAGGCTTTAATAGAGCCCGCAATCGACAATCTAAAACTCATAGCTGAATACAAGGCAGATCTTTTAGATGCAAGCGGTGACTCAATAGAAGAGTCTAGCGATAGCGCATATCAAGTTCTTTCGACTACAAAAGATTATTACCCGACTTTTAATGAAGACGATGAGCTATCGTGGAAAGTTGATCCTGATAAGCTTTCAGATATTCAGTCTGAGAGGTCTTAATGTCTTTTGAAGCGGTCCTTGATGATAAAAATGTAAGAGACTTTATAAAAAATTTGGATAAGAAAACCAAAGATATTAAGGAAGGCAAGAAAGAATATATAGGCCTTCTTTCTGCTATTGTTTATTCAGATATTATAAAGCACTTTGAAAACGAATCGGGCCCGACTGGCAAATGGCAACAATGGTCACAATCTTATTCCGATGCTATCGCAGGGAAGGCTTTCTTTAGATACTTGAATGGAAGAAGAATTCGTTTTGATACAAAAGACATGAAAAAGAAAGACATTCCAAAGTCACCTAGGAAGCCAGGGCAAATCTTGCAAGACACTGGACGTATGAGAAATGCTTTCAAACCAACCAATTGGAGGAAAAACTCAAGCGGAATTCTTTGGTATAATAATGCAAAAACGAAAACCAAATTTCCTTATGCATTCGCTCACAATGAAGGCGGCGACGTGCTTCCGAAACGTGAATTTATGTGGCTTTCAGAAATAGCAATGGATAAAATCTCTGAGCAAACTTTGCAGTTCATGCTAGACAAGGGGATATGAAATGGCCTCAGTAGTTGACCTTAAGGGCATCAAAGATAATATCAAAAGCATTTTAGATGCTGCAAATCTGACGACTACAGCTTCACCTGTTTATCTTTCGCAAAGCATGACTCAAAAAGTACAAAAAGTTTTAACAATTCATCCTGAAAAGATCCCTTTGCAAGCAAGCATTTTTCCTTGTGTCACTTGTCACATTATAGAAAAGTCTAAGACAAGCTCGGACATTGCGAAGGATCAATTGTCAATTAAGAGAAAAGCAGAAGTGACAATTGAAGTGATAGGTTTTGTATTTAATCAAAACTATAAAATATTCACAGAAGATCCCGCAGACAATGATATTAATTATTTAATGGAAAACATAGAACTGGCATTACGCTCTAACGAGAATCTAAACTCAAAACTTTGTTGGCAAGATTTTTCTTCGACTAAATATTATTCGGTTCCATTAGAGGAAGAGACTCACATGCGAGCTGGTATTTTAACTTTAAACGGTATTATTTTTTATTAGGAGTAAGCTTGAACACTGATCAAATTCTTAAACAATCAAAAGCTGCCTATGGGCAATGGTCTTCGCAATGGCGTGAGCAAGCAAAGATGCACGCCAAATTTCCAATGAAATCCTTACTTGATTTTGAAAACACTGGCATTGGCAGAGCCGTTCTTTCGATTGCAAATGGATATTCCTTAGAAGAAAACATTGAGACTATAAAAAAACACCAAGGCAATGTAGACATTATTTGTTGTGATAAAAGTCTAGGGCACTTACTAGACAATGGTATTGAACCAAAATTCTGTATGGTCTGTGATGCAAATGTAGATTATGAAAAATACCTCGCACCTTGGATCGATAAAGTTAAGAACACTATTCTTTTAATTAATGTTTGTGGAAATCCCAAGTGGACTCACGACGTTCAATGGAAAGACATTTATTTTTTTATTAATAAAGATATTATTCAGTCAGAGTTAGAGTTTTCAAAACTATCAGGATGTAAAAACATTATTGCCGCTGCGACAAATGTTTCTAACGCTCAAGTTGTAATGCTCACTCAATGCGAGAATGATTTTAAAAGAAACTTCTTCGGTTACGACAAGATCCTTCTTGTCGGATATGACTACTCTTGGCGACACGACGGCAAATATTATGCATTCGATGAAGAAGGCGATCACAAAGCGAATTACATGAAGCATGTCTATTGCACTAATCATAATGGATCTTTTGCTTATACATCTGGCAATCTTGCTTTTTCAGAGGAGTGGTTAAGGACCTATATTAAAAATTTTAAGCTAAATGTTATTTGTTGTTCTAAAGAAACTATTCTTTCAGGTGTTCAATTTGGAAATTTAGAAGAGCAAATGAAGTATGCATACAAGCCTAATGATAGCTCTATAGTTAGAAACTCAGTGAATGAGTTAAGAAAGATCATAAAGCTTAAGAATGAGCTTGAAAATAAAATCGGTGAAATTGCGAAGGATCATTATTTTAATTATTTAAAAACTGTTTAGGGAGGATTTATGCCAGTAGGACAAGGATGTTTAGTAGGAAATTTAAGTTACTTAGCGTTCGGAAGAGAAGTGACTTATGGAACTTATGCGACCTGTACTTCGGGAATAAACTTTTTATCTGCTAGTCTTAAGACTACAAAAGAAGTTAAAGTTCTAGAAGAAATTCAAACATCAAGAACAAATTCAAATTCAATACAACTTGGGAAAACTGTAGAGGGTGAAGCTGAGTTTTACTTCTCTCCCAAAAATCCAGCTTGTAATTATTTGCTACAAAATGCATTCGGAGGGGGACCTGTAATATCGGCCACGGCCACAGGAGAGACCATTGGAGGGCTCGCTTTTACCCATCAAATCGACATTGCTAATTTTGCAGCGACCTATTCAAGTCTTTCAGCGAATATGCGAAAAGGTCAAGTCACGGATGGCAAGATCTTTGAGTACACTGGACTTCGGGTAAACGAATTGACCATCAAGGCAGAGCTTGATGAAGCTCTTATCTGTTCAATTGGAATGATTGGCAAGAACTCAACTGTCACAAGCAATGATGTGTCTTCTGTTTTAACGACTCTTACTCAAGAGCCTCTTTCTTTTGTTAACGGTAGACTTTCAATTGAAACAACTAACGCTTTAACCACAAGCTCTTACTGGCTCATCGAATCAATGGAGTTTAAGCTTTCAAATAATCTCTCAGGTGATCAAAGAAATATCGGCTCCGATGTTATCCAATGCTTACCTGCAGGCATGGCAAAGCCTGAATTGAAATGCAAAATTCGATTCGACACCACAACTGCTTATGATGCAATGATGAACGGAACTCGTTTCTATGGTGAGTTTGAATTTCTAGGAAATACTCTTGCAGGATCAAAAATTCGAGAGGGCCTAAAAGTCTCTATGCCTTATCTTTTGATCACTGAGGCAGGTGATCCCGAAGTCGGAGGGCCTAACGAAATTCTTTCTAGTGAAGTTTCATTCACCATTTTAAGAGACGCAAGCTCAGCTACAGGTTATGCAGTAAGATCTTTTGTAACTAACTTAGCTTCATCATACGCATAATGTTTTGGAAATTATTAGGGAAGTCTTTAGATAAAAAGCTCAATGAGACTAAAGTTGTTTTAGTCTCAGGAGTTCGTTTTAAAATAAAGAAAATCAATCCTCTGAATTATCTCGACGGCTCCAAAGCTTTAGTCTCAGCTTATGAGATATACAAAACTGGAAAAGATGTTTCTCCCATTTTCTCGGATAAAAAAGTTATGGAGCATCTTTCTCATGTTATCTGTGCAGGTGTAGTAGAACCAAAGATAAGCTTGAAAAAAGAAGAAGGATCTTTCTTTATTGAAGAACTATTTATTGATCATGGCCTTATAAACGGACTCTATGAACAGATAATGCTTTTCACTTATGGTAAAAAAAAAGTGAAATAAAATACCTAAGCAGAGAAAAGCTTATTGAACTAGATTTAGTTTGTGTCAGATATGGTCAATTTCCAAGTGAAGTTTTGAGTCAAGATGCAAGTGAGTTTCAGTTTAATCTATTGTGTGCTAGGATCGGTTTTGAGAATGATTCAAAAGCAAGGAAGCAAAAGGTGAGTCATGGCAAACGGTGAAGCCTCGTTACTACTTAAAATAAAAACGATGGGTGAAGAAGCCCTAACAAAAGTCGGTGAAGCATTTTCATTCTTAGCAAAAGCAGGAGTCGCAGGACTAGGGCTTTTAAGCGCAGCGGTTTATAAATCAATTGATGCTTACAAAGAACAAGAAGAAGCTACAAGATCACTAACTCAGTCGATGATCAACAATGGTGTCTATTCTAAAGCTTTAATGGATGATTACTCAGCTCAAGCCTCTGCACTTCAAAAGCTAACGACCTATGGGGATGAGCAAATTGTAATGGCTCAGAGTCAATTACAACAACAAATTGGATCAACAAAAATCACCAAAGAACTCACGCAAAGCATTCTTGATTTTGCGACCGCACAGAAAATGGATATTTCAAGCGCTGCAGAAGTTGTTGGTAAATCAATCGGCACTTCGACAAATGCACTTGGTCGTTATGGAATAGAAGTTAGTGCTACAGCTTCCAAGTCTGAAAAAATGGCAGCGGTCATTGAAGGTCTTAATTCTAAGTTTGGTGGGCAAGCTGCAGCTGCAGCTCAAGGACTAGGTGCCTTAGATCAGCTCAAGGTCACTGTAGGGGATCTTTTCGAATCACTTGGTGAAAGGCTAGCTCCAATAATAACTCTCGTAGCAAAAGCTTTAAACTCTTTTGCGGGCAATGCTAATATTGTCACTCCAATTCTCGACGGCATGACATCCGCAATCAAGAATACAATTATTGCAGCGGTCTATGCGTACGAGGGAATAAGAACTCTTGCCGAAGGTATCATCACTGGATTTGGAGCCATTGGAGCCGTAGTAGGATCGGCTCTTGAAGGAAATTTTAAAGGAATACCTGATATTATTTCAGGTGCGTATGATGACATTGACAAGATGACTACAGAAAGGGCCACAAGTTTAAACGATAAACTCACAGCGATTGATCAAGCCTTTGCAGTAGAGAAAGAAGTCAATGCAGAAGAAGAGACTAAAAAGCTGCAACAATCTTTAAAAAACCGACAAGACGTATTAGCAAAAGAAAGAGATAATGCTTACGTTTTAGAGGCCGCAAAAGACTCTCAAAGGAGAGCTGACGCTTTAACAATGGCAGACATTCAACACCAAGAAGACATGGCAAGACTTCTTACCGAAGAAGGGGCGAAAGCCTTAGCAATTGCAAACGCTGATATCGCAAAGACACAAGCTTTGATTGCTCAGAAAGATAAAGAAGCTCAAACCGCTGCGACAGGTAACGCAAAAAGAAAAGCTCTTGAGGATAAGGCCAGACTTGAAGAACAACTTGCGCAACAAAGCGCAGCGAAGAAAGAAATAGAAATACAAAAAGCAAAAGATGAAGCCTTAAAAGCAGATAGGCTTTTCACTCTTAGCACTCTTACAACACTTGCAAGATCATCTAACAAAGAGCTTGCTGCAATAGGAAAAGCCGCAGCGGTAACAGAAATTGCTATTCAAACTCCTTTAGCGGTAGCTCGTGCATTTGGTGCATTCCCACCACCTCTGAACTTTGCGGCTGCAGGTCTTGTCGCAGCAGCAATGGCAACACAAGCCGCACAAGTAGCTGGCATACAGTTAGCTGACGGGGGAATAGTGAAAGCTCGCCCTGGGGGAATACAAGCGACAATCGGTGAGGGCGGTCAAGATGAGGCCGTGATCCCTTTAGATAAAGCTGGATCGATGGGCTTTGGCGGTGGCACGACTGTAAACATCACTGTCAATGGCGGCCTTTTAGGGGATCGTGCGAGCGCACAAGAACTAGCCCTTGCTTTAGATCGTGAACTTTATCAGCTCAGAAAAAATAATCAGTCAACCGCATTTGATAGAATTTGAGGTGAATGAATGGAATTTTTAAGAACCAATATTATAAACACAACGACACAGATAAGTGTCACTTCAAACACCTCGACTTCAATCAATCTTTTTAATCCAGACAAGACTTATCAGTATTACACCGATGGGTTTAATAACGATCTTACAAGTGCTAGCATCACAATCACTTTTGATACTGCAAAGAATATAAATCGAATAGGCTTGCTAGGTTTTAATTTAAAAGAGTTTAACATGTATTATAACGGAGTGACTGCGAACGCTTTCACTTTTACATCGGGACCGACAACAACAAGTCAATTTACATCAAACTCTCAAGAGGATCTTTTTCTTAGGTTCAATACTATCTCTGTCAGTTCAGTAACTATGGACATGAAAAAAACAATTATTGCAAATCAAGAAAAACAAATCGGTTACATGTTTATTTCTGAAAAACTTTTTGAACCAGAAGTGCTTCCTTCTGCTAACTCGTATAAGCCGAGAATTAAATCGAAACAAATTGTCCACAAGATGAGCGATGGTGGCACTCGAATTCATAACATCAAAAAGAAATGGGAAACTCAGTTTTCTGTAGACTTTATCTCTCAGTCAGAGCGTGACTCATACGAGGCAATTTATAACCTCAATGATTCTTTTATCTATGTTCCGTTTGGAACCTCTACTTCATGGGATGGGATTGCTTATGAAGGAGTCTGGCCAGGGGACTTTAACTTTTATGAATATTCCGACAATGCTTCATCAAGTGGATTTTCTGGAAACATTTCTATATTGGAAACTTCAATATGAGTTTACCAATTCTCTCTCTTATAAAAGCTCCTACCTCGGATGTTTTTAGAAGAGCATTTATAAAACGTCGAGACGCTATCACTGGACTTTATGAAAATAACTGGCTTGATATAACAAGCGATATGATCAAGTTTGGAAAAGTAAGAAATCAAGTTGATTCTGTTAGGCTCTATAAGTTTACTTTTTCTAATTTAACTTTCACTGTGAACAATAAAGAAGGCAGATTTAATCCTGAAACTTTTGAATCTAGTCACTGGTATAATTACTTAAACCCTCAAAGAACTCTTTTTAAAATTGAAGCTGGATTTAGAAAAACGACTCTTGCCGAATCGACTGGGATCTATGTAAGATCGGAGCTCCCTGGGCAAGTTGTTTGGGATGAGGCCATTTGGGATGATAGCGGTTCACTGTGGGATTACGACGAGGACTCAACTATTTTTATTGGTATCATCAAAGGTGACATTCCTTATTTTGACACGAATGAAATCACATTCAATGCAGCTCCACTCATGTCAGTATTTCAAGACTTTCCTGCTAAAAATCTTTCTTTCTATACATCTACTGGAATGACCGCCTCTCGTTTTATGGAAGGTTTAAGGGATCAACAAGACGGCTTCGGTAGTTACATCTTTCGACAATTTTTTGGTGACACGACAACTAACTGGGAAATTGAAGCTACAACTAACGTCTATTCAAATCTAAACACATCGACAAGCAATGACATTTACACAAAATCAACTTGGGATATTATCGAAAAACTTTCTGAGGCAGAAAACTTTGTTCCATTCATTACTAATGACGGCAAGTTTAAGTTCAAATCAAGAGCGGTGAACTCATCAAGTCTTGCTTTTGAGTTCTATGGTGCAGGCCATTTCAATACTGAATACGGCCACACCATGAAAAACAATTCATCTTATGGAAAGAAGGTCTCAAAGTATCACTCGGCCGTAGAGGTGAAATGGAAAAACGAAGACACGACTTCAAGCTATGAACTTATTGAGTCATCTTATTTTGTATCTCCGAATTCAAACCCCTATGTTCTAGGTGAACAAAAACTTTCTATTGAAAACTTTTTTATTCAGTCCGCTACGGTAGCGAATCTTATTGCGACTAATATTTATAATGATTACTCAGCTTTAAAAACAGAGGTAGAGTTTTCAACTTCATTCATTCCACAATTAAATCTATTTGATAGATTTTCTATTTCTTATGATTCTTCGGAACAAAGTCAAAATTCTTTATGGGATCAAAACAATTGGGCAGACTCTGTTACCTCAAGCGATAATGATTTAGTCTGGGATAACACAGTTTCCGATCCTGTTACATTAGACGGTCAAGAGTTTAAATTTTTATCTCTTGAAATTGATTTAGATAACTTAGAAACTAAAATTCTAGCAAGGGAAGTATAATGCCAAGCACTTCGACAATTACAACTTTTTATGAGTTCACTCCACATACTGCAATTAAATCATCTTATGTGAATGCTAACTTTCAAAACCTTCGTGGAAATATTCTGCCTATAAATACAGACTCCGCAAGCTCATCTAATCTAAGTCATGATCTTGGAGCAAGTGATCACTATTGGAAATCTAGTTACATTCAAGAGCATTTTCAAAAAGAAATAACTACAGGTTCAACTCCACCTGCAAATTCGTTTAACTCTTATTTTAAATCCGATGGAAAGAAATATAAGAAGAATTCTGCAGCTGCAGAAAGAGCTTTTCTCGACACTGATCTTGTTCTTGAAAAAGGCGATTTGCTTGTTGGGCTTGGTGCCAACACTTTAACGGCTCTTACAATAGGTAGTAACGGTTACGTTTTAACAGCGGATTCTGCTACCACGACAGGCATGGCTTGGAAAGTGAATGCGGGCAATCCGCTGAGCACGAAAGGTGATTTGTTTTGTTTTGATACTGCAGCGTCAAGATTGCCAGTTGGAACCAATGGACAAGTTTTAACAGCAGACAGTAGTGCAGCTTTAGGAATTAAATATTCTCTTGTTTCAAACTCTTCATTAAGTACAGTAGCTGCAAATACAATAAAAGGTAACAACACAGGTAGCACAGCATCTGTTGCTGATTTAACAGTAGCTCAAGTTTTAGCAATGTTAAATATAGAATATGGAACCTACTCACCAACATTTAGTGCAGTAGCATATGTAACAAGTGCAACTGTTTACAGCACAATGTATCACAGAATTGGTAATGTTGTTTTTGTTTCAGGTTTTATAAATCCAGTTACCAATGGAACAAATGTCCAATGTCAATTTACTCTCACTTTACCAGTAGCCCCGACTAACAATTTTGGCTCTACTACCCAAGCTGCTGGTGGATTAGCAGCAAATGCGACTGGTCAGTCTGATGGTTCTGCCTCTGGAAGTATTTATGGAATAACAGGTGCAAAGACTGTCATGTTAACTTGGTTTAATAATAATGGAAATACAACTCAAAATATGCGCTTTTGGTTCACATATGAAATGCAATAAAGGAAAAAAAATGAATTTCAGTCAAGATACTTCTAACAAAATTTGCGAACTAAAGCACGCTCGTGTTGATGAGAAGCTTGAGGAAATTCATTCTGACCTTAAGGAAATTAAAGAGACGTTAAAAGATTTAACTGTTTTTAAACTTAAAACTTTAGGAGCGATCACTGTGGTCGTTTTTATAATAACAATTTTCGGAAATTTTTTTGCCGAAAAAATACTATAAGGAGTCAAACATGGAAGTTTCAAAATACGTGCAGTTATTAGACGGTAAACTGATCATTGATATTAAAGCTTATGCACTTGCAGAGCTTGCACCGATACTAAGAGAAGCCGCTGCAAAATCTGAAAATAAAATTGACGATGCAATTGTAGAAGGTGCAATCAGTTTATTGGAAAAACTTTAATGAATCTTATCTTTAAATGGATTAGTTCATTTATTATAGAAAAAATAGTGAAGGCTTCTTTCGAGGCCGTCACTGATTATTTAAAGCAGCGTGAGTTAGAAAAAAAGATCAGGCTTGAAAAAGAGAGAAAAGATCGCATAGCTAATGAGAATCGAAGGCTATTAGATCTTGCAATTGCGAAGGGCAACTTAGATGAAATCAAACAGGCTTCCGAGAATTATATTAATTTTATTGAGTCTACTCATAATAATTGATTTAATTTCTTGCAAAACATTAGAGCCAGAAAGAGTCATAAGAGAGAATGCTTTTATGATTCTTTATAATCCCAAGCTTGATCACGCTCTTTGCGGTGAATACAAATACCTTGGTGAAGAGAAATATTCATTTTTAAAATGGCATACACTAGATAAATGCAATGGAATGTTTTGCGCAGGGAAGCTACGAGACCTTCCAGACTCAGTTTTAAAGCCAACACCAACACCAAAACCGACTCCGACGCCTTTTGAAGGCGGATGGAATGATAAGTAAAGGAAAAGCATAATGCCACAATTCGCAACGATAACTTCTTTTTACACTTTTCAAGGAAATACAAAAGCACGTGCGACAAATGTAAATTCTAATTTTTCCAATTTCCGAGGTCACTTGCTTCCCATCGATCCAAATACAATTTCTTGCCTCGGAGATACTTACGACGTTGGCTCTGTAGAGCATAGATTCAATAAGGGCTGGTTTAATTACATTGAATACGATAGACCGACAACAACTTGCTCCGTGACTCAGTATTCTAATACTGCGGTTACAGCAGGTTCTTTGATTACGCAAATAAACTCAGTGAGTGTTAGCGAAATTGGCTCTTACTACGACAAGGTGAATATACCTTTAACAAGTGGAGTAAGTGAAGTTAAAATTGGAGGAGTCACAATTTCAGCTCTTAAGCACTCTTCTTTTGTCCAAAACTTACAAACATCTACAGCTCAGCATGATTTTCTATGCGCCGGAGTGACGGCTTGTTCACTTGCTCCAAATTATGGACTTAAAAGAAACAATAATTCGGCTACAACTACAGCGGGTAGTTCTTATGGATTTATAGTTTACAATAGTATTTCTGGTGATGTTATATCTCAGACAGGTGCGACAACTATAACATCTTTAGCGGGGACAATAACAGTTAATACATTAGGCAGACCTATCATCATTGATGTAGTTTTTAGAGGCGAATATTATATCGATAGAAAAACAACTACAGTTTCTAATTTAGTTATGGATTGCATTCTTGATTTATATAGTCCACCAGGCATTACAAAATTAATAGGTGACTATTTTGAAATTGCAAAAAGCTATGAAACTGTAGGGACTATCGGAATAGAAGTCGGACCTGTAGGTTTTAGTGGATCAAGACGTTATATTGTTCTTGCCTCTTCTAGCACTTATAATTTTTATTGTAGAACCTCAGTGCAAAATCCGATAACTAGTACTGGAGCAAATGCATATTATTATTTTAGAATTTATGGCGGTGTTATTTCAGCAAGAGAATTGCTATGATCAAAAAACTTCTTTATCGTCTTAAATATCGTTATGCAAATTATCTTAATTTAAGTTGTCCTGTAGACGTTAGCTTAGAACTTTCCTCGGCATGTAATCTTGCTTGCACTTATTGCTATCACTCAGACAAAAAAAACTTGCCATTTAAACAAAAATTCATGACTCAAGAAATGGCCTTTAAGATTATTGATGAAGCAAAAGATATGGAAGTTGAATCTATAAAGTTTAACTACCGAGGTGAAGCAACGCTCAATCCTTATTTTTCTTCGATTGTGAAAAGAGCAAAATACTTTGCAAGTGGAAAGACTTTTCAGGATCGCATTCTAAACAGTAACTTTATGTTTAAAAGTGAAGAAGTGATTGAGTCACTTTGTTCTTTAACAAAAGTAAAAGTAAGCCTTGATTCTTTTAATAAAGAAGTTCTTGAGTCTCAAAGAATCGGAGCTAACCTTGATCAAATTATTTCCAATGTTGACAGGTTCTATTATTCGAATCAAAGAAAGAACACAGAGCTTGTCATTCAGTCAGTGATCACTTCAAAAAACAAAGATGAGGATATCATCGGTCAAGTGAAACGACGCTGGCCTGAGGCTACGCATTCGGTTAGGGATATGGTGTCAGGTCGGGTTCAAAAAGATCTTAGCAATCTTGAAGAGAAAAGAAGAGACGTTTCTCAAAGGCAAAGCTGCCTTCAAGCGCATAACAGGATGATCATTCACCACGACGGCAAGGTGAGTCCGTGCTGTCCTTCCATTAAAGGCGATCTAATCATAGGCGACTTCAATAAAAACATGCTGTATTCAATCTTTAACTCATTAGAAGCCATAAAATTAAGACAATCTTTAAAAAATAAGACTGCTTTTTCAAAAGAGCCTTGCAAATCTTGTCCAAGTTTTGAATCCTATAAGCCTTACAAGCATCCCTGGAATAGCTAACAAGTGAGGTTTTTTTGGAGTTTGCATTTATTTTATGCTCAAGAACCGATTCAAAGAGAGTTCCAAAAAAAATCTTAAGTTTAATAAATGGCATTTCGATAATAGAGCACCTCGTTAAAAAACTAAACAAGATTGATATTCCCTTGATTATTGCAATCCCAGAATCTCAATACAGCGAGTATGAGTTTTTATTAAAATATAAAAATACTTACATCCATAAAAGCAATGAGCATAAAGATCCTTTGGCAAGAATGAATGAGGCTGCAAAGCTTTTTAACGTGCAGAATATAATTCGAATCACTCACGATAAGATCCTAATTGAAGAGCGAAATGTTTTGGATGCGATTTATCTTTACAGAAAGCAATTCAAGGAAGCAAAAAAGAACTATCTTTATTCAACAAAGTTCATCGATGGAACCCAGTTTGAAATATTCTGTTTAAACTCATTAAATGAAGCAGCGAGAAAATATAAGAATGTTGAGTTTCTCACTTATGCTATTAGATCAGTATGCACGAACGAAATGCTTTTTAATCCAAGGCATCCAATGGGAAGCTTTCGTTTCTTAATTGACTTCGCTGAAGACATAAAGTTTTTTGAAGTGCTTTTCTCTAAACTTGGAAATGACTTCTCTCTCTTAGATGCTGTTAAATATCTAAACGACAATCCACAAATTAAAAACATCAATGCAGCTCCGAAGCTTACTATTTACACTTGTGCTTATAACTCTGAGAGGTATCTAGAAAAGTGTATGAACTCAGTCGAGAAATTAAAAGACTTTCAAAATTATGAATACATTTTAATTGATGATTGCTCTACTGACTCGACTTGTGAGCTTATGTCTAAGTTTTGTATTAGAAACAAAAATTCGAAATGGATACGCAATCAAAAGAATCTAGGTCTTGCATCGTCAAGCAATATTGCTTTAGAAAATGCGAGAGGAAAGTTTATTATTAGGCTTGATTCGGATGATTATTTTACTTCGCTAAATGATATTAATAATATGATTTCAATTCTTGAAGACAATGGGAATGAAGCGCTTTATCCAGATAACTACTACGGTGACTTCAATGTCATTCAACGTGGTGATCAAGAGCATCATGTAGGGGGAGCTCTTTTTGACAAGAGAGCTATAAACTACATTAAGTTTATGGATGGGCTTAGGCACTATGAAGGTCTTGAGTTTTTTAAGAAAGCAAAAGATCAATTAAAAATATCTTACTATAAGCATCCTGTTTTTTTCTATACGCAAAGAGATAACAGTCTTTCAAAAACAGATGTTAAAAAAAGAAAACAAATTAAAAAAAGCATAGAAGAAAATGAAATGGATATTTATTCAGTCGATGACTTTTTTAAGGACGAGCTATGAGAAAATATGAGGCCATTGACCTTGCGAAGCTTTACTCACTTGGATCGAACAATGGTTGGAATGAAATATTGACTGACTGTTTAAAAAAAAGAGACATCAATCGGCTTGTGAAAATACGCTATCAAATTCAAGCAGGAATGGATGATTTGACTAAACAAAAGCTCAACACTGATCAAATGAGTTCTTGGTTTTTAAGACTACAGAAATCTATTGAAGACACTATTCGAAAAATAATTAAGATTCAAAGTTCAATGCCGCTTGATAATCCATTAGAAAAAAGCAAGGATAGTTTGGATCAAAAAAGAAAAAGAGACTTTGATCTAGAACAACACTTGAAAAAATCATCTTACTAAAAAGGACTTTATGCAAACTTCGCATAATTATGCAATGAAAAGAACCTTCGGGCCTATGGTCCACTATTCAAAAGTCGAGTCTTACATAAGACCTAACAAAGAGTTTATTACTATTGCAGGGCCTTGCTCTGTAGAAAGTGAAAAACAGATAAACGAAATTGCCGCTCTTGTTAAAAAATCAGGTGCGAACTATTTGCGAGGCGGTGTCTTTAGAGCTGGCACTTTCCCTGGGAAGAACTTCGGGCTTATTCCTATTCACTTAATAAATGAGTTTTACAAAGCGGCTCATGCCAATGGGATGCAAAATATTATTGAGGTCTTAGATTACTCAGAGAGAAGTCTCAATCAACTAGCAGACCTTTGCGATTGCTTCCAAATTGGAGCCAGGCAAATGCAAAACTATACACTCTTAAAAAAGCTTTCTCAGTATAAGCGAAAAGTCTTTATCAAAAGAAATCCAGGCTCCACTATGGATGAGCTTTTAGGCGCATGTGAATATTTGCTTTCTGGAAATTGTGAACCTGTAATTATTGAGCGAGGTTCTTCAAGCTTCATGAATCACGTTCGATGGGATCTTTCCATTTCAATAATTCCCGCTATTAAATCCATTTGTGAAATACCAGTCATTGTAGACGGCTCACATGGCACTGGACGCAGAGATTTAGTTGAGCCTATGATTCTTGCAGGAGTCGCATCGGGAGCTTCTGGGCTCTTGTGTGAAGTTCATACTGAGCCAGATAAAAGTTTGAGTGATGCGGAGCAAGCGGTTAGTCCAGAATCTTTTGAAACGATAATGAAAAAAGTTAGTAAAGTCAGAGAGGCTATAAAATGATTTGTGTAATTTGTGAAAATGATTCTTGGGAAAATGTCGATGAGCTAGCAAGATTTAAACCCGAAGGCATGGCAATTTGCACGCATTGCGGTTTTATCTCTTATCCTGATAAGTACAAAAGCGAAGAAGAAATAAAAGAGTATTATCGAAAGAATTACAGGCAAGCTCCAAATGCTAACAATCTTTATTCGGGCCAAAGAAAACTTCATTATCACAATGATTTTTTGAGTGATGTTTACAAAGAATTTAACGCTAATCCTGACAACAAGGATCTTAACGTCTTTGAGATCGGTGCAGCCTTTGGGATGACTCTGCACAACATTAGAAATCAAGTGCCTCATGCTAATATATTCGGAACTGAGTTAACAGAGTCTTATCGTAAAAATGCTTTTCAAGAGTTTGGAATACAGCTCGAAGAAGACTTTGACCAGTCGAGAAAATATGATTTGTTGATCAGCTATAAAGTAGCAGAGCATCAACTAGATATTCACAAGCGCATGCAAGAGTATGTCTCTTGTTTAAAAGATGAGGGCTATTTTTATATTTCAGTGCCTTGTTGGTTTGATACATTAGAAAACTTCGGAGCTCCTGGCTTTGATCTTAATTACTACTATGACACAAATCATATTAATGTCTGGACACGTAAGCACTTTGAAGGACTCCTTGAGAAATCAAATCTTGAAATAGTAAAGCAAGATCATATTTGTTATGGTTCAACTTATCTTTGTAAGCGAAGAAAAGAAGTTCCAATCGATAAAATTAAACCTCATCTTGTCAGTGACTTTTATGAAAACCCAGAAGAGATTAAGAAAAAACTGGCCACCATTAAGCAGGTCTATATCCTTTCTCAAGAAAGCCGTTATGAGGAAGCTCTTGCCTTGTGGCCTAATTATCCTATCGGGCAAATGAATCGATTTGAGCTGATTAGAAAAGATGCTTTCAAAAAAGGATGGGATTATTTAAAAAAAGAGTGCATTGATCGTGCTATCAAATCTTGTCCTTTATCACCTGATATATTTTCGTTCGCAGCCGACGTTGCTCTTAGATCAAAGAAATTTACAGAGTGCATAGAATATGTTAATAAGTTTTTAGAGGCAAGACCAAGCTCACCTCAAGGTTATATGCTACTAATAAACTGCATGCGAGAAATGGCTTTAAATGCTAAAGATGAAAAAGAAAGATCGCATTATTTTAGGCAAGCAAGAGACGTTGCAAGGACTTTAAACGGAACCTCTTTGCAGAATCAAAAAGAAAGCCTTGATTTGATTTATTTGTTTAACTCAAGGATTTAAGCGATATGAAAAAAATAAGAAATTACACTCCATTAAGGCTTTTGAAAAAAGATACTCTTATTGATTTATTAATTTATTTTAAAAATTTGCTCGATATGAACAAAGAATGTTTTGATGACTTGAAGCAGATAAAGTTTATTAACGAAAGATTGTTTGAAAAATTAAAGCCTATATCCACAGTTAAAAATGACATTGAAAATTGCAATGCTTTAGTCTCAGATTGTTTTTACCAAAACCTAGAAATGTGTTCTCATTTAGAAGAGATGATAAAAACAGTTAGAGGCTTTATAACTCTTTCTGAAGTAGAACAGAAATTAGAGGCAGAAATTGTCACAACTAATCCGATTGAATAGTCTTTCAAGTGCTGAGCGCAGCGTTTACGACTTAGTCTGTAAAGGCTTTTCAAATAAGGAAATTGCAGCGAGACTTTTTGTTTGCGAAAAAACCATAAAGTTTCATTGCACGACTATTTATAAAAAACTAGGTGTCGAAAGCAGAAGTGGTTTGTTAGCAAAAGAAATCAAACAAAAAAACGAAACACAAGACGAAGAAGGTGACATTATGGACGATAAACTTCCAATGCCAATACATCAACACCGGTCGAGCCAAATTGAAAAGGTGCAGTTTATTGATAAGCAATTTAAGATTGGTGAGACTGTTAATCAGCTTCAGGCTATGATGAAAGAAGTTGTTAAAAAAGAAATGACTCCCGCCACAGTAAACGCAGCTTGCAATTGTGTTTCAAGACTAAATGAGACAATAGAAATTGCTATACAAGCCTCAAGATTTCTGAATGAAAGATAAACTTTGCCAAGAATGTCATAAGAATAAAAAGTCTAGCATTCATGCTAACGCAAGATATTGCCTAGCTTGCAAAAAAAAACTTTTATCTAAACCAAAAGGAACTCTTACTTTAAAGCAAATTCAGTATGCTAAACGATACGCTGGAAAGAAAAACATTACAGATATCGCAAAAGAATTAGGAGTTAGTAAATCAAATATCAAACGGTCTATTCCAGGAGTTAGTTTTTGTTTTTTATACAAGTACAAAAAGAATCCTGCTTTAGTTTTAGCAGTCAGTAATTATTACTCCAAGCACGGGAGAAGAAAGACCGAACAAAAATTTGGAAAAGAAGTAAATGTAAGATCTATTGTCGAGCACTATAAAATGCACTCTTCTAGACAAGTCCGATTCACTAACGACAATTATAAGGAGCTACTAAGAATGGCAGGGCTTATTTCTATGGAGGCTCAAGCTAGGTTCCTCAATAGGCCAGGTGCTTTTAGAAGATCAATAACAAGTTTTTGGCAGAAGTGTATATTGTCTAAAAACTCAAACGGACAAACCGACGTCAATGGTCTTCGTTATCATAAAGTAAAACATTTAGTGAACAAAACCTGGAACCCGAAAGAAAAGAACTACATCTTGCATTGTCCTTTTGCAGAAATAAAGTTTTTTGCACAAGATAAAACTTTGAATAACAAAATATATCTTTGGGTTGATTTGGAAAAAAATCTAAAAGAAACTATTCCAAGCTTCATAAAAGAAGCTGTTAGAACTCAAGCAATGTTTCAGAAGTGGATTTGGCAAGATAGCAATCCTAGAGATAAAATTTTAGACATGATAAAAACAAGAGAAGACTTTGGAAATAACAAGTGAACAATATGAGTCTTGGAAAATTCAATTTAAAAGAATCTTTTGTCATTATAAATCAATAGACCATAACGATGTTTTGAATGACTACATTGTCGCACGCCTAGAAGGCAAGTCTCAATTTCAAACTCTAAAGCAATATTCAATCGACTATTTAAGATCTAATTATATTCCAAAAAAAACTTGTTCAATAGACTACAGGACTCTTAAGGAGTCAGTATTGGGCTCCCTAGACACTCATGATTTGATTTACAGTGATACTCCCTTTGTCCGGTATGATGAGCATATAGAGGCGAAAGAGCTTCTAAGTAAGCTCGACGAATATCCAGGTAATCTCGATCATAAGCGAATGTTCATAATGCATCATGTATTTGGGTTTGATCTCTCAGAAATAGCAGAGATATTCAATCTCAGCCCTTCTCGGATATGCAGGATTGTTACTAAAGTGAGAGAGTTTTATCTTTACTCGAATTTTAGAAAGAATGTTTTCTAATCCGAGCACTCTTAAGTCTATTATGTCGTACTGTTTTAGAGTTCTTCCGTGGCTTTTGTGGTCAAGATTCTAAGATTCATCTCAAAGATTTGAGTAGGTCATAAGCTGATTGATTGCAGTAAAGACGCTCTTTGACTGAGCCTTCGTTTTTAGTAGCTGAAAAAATTGTTCGATGTTTGATTTCTTTCAGAAGAAAAAAACGCTTATCTTTTATGTCATACTCAGAAATAAAAACAGGCTCAACTTGGTCATTCGCCCAATCGAAAAAAGCCAAGTGAGAAAAAGGATTTCCATAATCAGTAGTGCCTTGATAAGGAATATCGCAATAGATTATTGAATCTTTTTTTATAGGAACTTCTCTATAATCTAAATTTGTGAATGAAAGCCGTTGAAGCTGTTGAAGCCGTTCAAGCTGTTCAAGCTGTTGAAGCCGTTCAAGCTGTTCAAGCTGTTGAAGCCGTTGAAGCTGTTGAAGCCGTTGAAGCTGTTGAAGCCGTTCAAGATCGCATCTTTTGTTTTTTAAACTTGCGATCACTCTTCTTAAATAAAGTCTTTTTCCTGTGATTGTTAATTTGTTAGGCCATTGTTTTAAACCAAAAACTTCATTCATAAAAGAATCAAACTCATCAAAGATTATAGCTTGATGCATACTTCTTTTTTCTTGCTCAATTTCTTTTCCGAAGAGATAGTTCTCTCCGTTATTACCAAAAGACCAAATTATTTTTATGTATGCATTCGTTTCTTTTTCTGCAAAAAATTTCTCTCTGCTTATCCATTCAGGCTTAAAGACATCGTAGTTATATTTTCCTGCAATAGCATCTTGAATGAGTTCACAAAGGCCAGGTCTTAATTCGTTATAATGAAAATGTTTATACGACTTTCCTCTATGCAAAAACATATAGTGAGGAACGGAAAATCCTCCTCCGAAAAGATCATAGAAGTTTTCTTTATTTGGAAAACACTTTGCTATTTCTGAAATGATTTTTTTTTTAGATCCTTGATACGGAATACCATATTGAGATTTATCATTTTTTTTGAGTATCAAAGGGCTCCTCCACAATGAGGACATACTTTATTTGAAGTCTCTTTTTTCTCTTTCTCATCTAAAAAGCTAGAATCAAAATCAGTTTCAAGATCCTGCGTGAAATTCTGAATACCCAACATATCAATATTGAAATCATCTTCGAAGCCTTTGATATCTAGCTCAATCGCTTTAATATCTAACTCAGCCCAAAGTGCTACAGCATTGTCCGATTGTAGGAATGCGTATTCTGCTTCTGCACTTTCAAAATCTTGATACACGACAGGAAATAGTTTTATCCCACAGCGTATCGCTGAGAGCTTCCTACAATGTCCAGAAACTATCATTCCGCTCAGTCTGCTTACAATGATCGGGTGCCTTATCCCATGGAAGTTATAAAGATCAGCGAGTCTCTCGATTTGGTCTTGCCCGTGACGGTTACGGTTCTTGTCGTGGTTCAAAAGTTTTTTCGGATCTAAAAGCTCATCATATTTGCAGTATATCTTAATTTCTTTTTTCATAGTTAAAGTGAAACTTAGAAAATAAACTAAATCAATACTTTATAGAAATAAGTTAAAGTAACACTTTAAGTATTTATGGAAACAAAAAAGGGCTATTGAGGAAAGAAAAAGCATTTATTTTCTGGATATTGTAAGATTTATATTTACTTTTTTAGAGAGAAGGTTTTGAATTTCAGAGCTT